GTCGACGCGTCGATGCGCGTCCAGTGGGGGAGCCGCGTCTTCGTCGTCCAGAAGATCATCCAGCGGAACCTCGTCACGCAGTGGCTCGACCTGTACTGCTTGGAGGGCGAATGAGCGTCTCCGTCAACATCGAGGTGCACGGCTACGAGGAGTGCCTCGACGCGTTCGAGAAGTACGGCGACCACTCCTACCACGTCCTCGAACGGGAAGGGTTGCAGGCGGCGTTGAACATCACCGGCGAGGCGAAGATCCTCGCGCCGATGTGGCTCGGCGACCTGAAGGCCGACATCAGTTTCGACTTCCCCTCGACGAGCCGTCTCGGCTTCGACATGGAGGTGACGGCCGACGCTGGGCACGCCGCGTACGTCGAGTTCGGCACCCGCCCGCACATGCCGCCCGTGGATGCGATCACTCCGTGGGCGATAGCGCACGGCCTCGACCCGTGGGCGCTCGCCCGTCATATCCGGTTCCACGGCACCGCGCCGCACCCCTTCATGCGGCCCGCGTTCCTCGCCGAAGTGCCCAACTATTTGGAGCATGTCATCGCCGGCCTGAACGAGCCAGTCCTATGACCGTGAACCATCCCTCTCTCGCCGCGCAGCGAGCGATCTACACCACACTCAACGGGCAGCTGACCGATCCGACGACGAGCCTCGCAGTCTCCGTGTATGACGAGGTGCCTGAGAACGCGGCGTTCCCCTACGTCGCTATCGGCCCGTGCCTCGCCACGCCACGCAACACGTTCGGCCGCAGGGGCCGGCAGTTGATCGCCCAGATCGACGTGTGGTCAAGGTCGGGCCCCGACGCGGCGCAGGACGGGTGGCTCGAGGCGAAGACGATAGCCGGCGAGGTCGACGCGCTCCTCGACTGGACGACGCCGGCGGCGAGCGACGGGTGGAACTTCGTCGGCTGCCAGTTCGAGCGGAGCCAGGAGAAGCGCGAGGCGGACGGCATCACCCGTCACCTCGTCATGGAGTACCGGCTGTGGGTGGAGACGACCTGACGAACAGGAGCCTCACCAGGTTCACCGGGATCGAGATGACGAACCACGCCACGACCGAGATCGTCCACAGGACGGCCCACAAGGCGAGCATCGGCCAGGCGAGGGGTATGAAGATGAGCCACCCGGGGATGTTCGGGTGGAGGATCTTCCGCGGAAACCAGTACGACACAACAGCCTCCTTGGGGTGAATCGTTGAACCTTCACAGCCTACACGCGCAGCTTCTAGCTCTCAGGACGCAGGTCGACGCTCTAATCATCCAGGTGCAGCAAGCCGCGGGCGCGGATGCTACACCCGGAGACGCGGGTTGTACACACCCGGTGCAGCAGCGGCAAGACTTGAGGGTGATGGGTGACCCCGCCGACAGGTGGCGTTGCCGGGTGTGCGACTACGTCCACCCAACAGACTCGTAGGAGGCGTCATGGCACAGTTGAAAGGATCGGTAATCGTGGTGAGCGCCTCCGTGGACGGATCCACTTGGCACCCCGTCGGCGAGATGAACAGTTTCGACCTCGGCATCGGAGCCGCGGCGCTCGACATCACCAAGTTCGGCGACCAGGACATCGAACGCATCCAGGGGCTCAGGGATACGCCGTGGAGCATCGGCGGGTTCTACGATCCGACCGACACGACCGGGCAGGTCGTGATCCTGAACGCGCTCCTCAACGCGACGGCGCTCTACTTCAAGGCCATCGTCAACCCGACCGGGTCGGCGGGCACGCAGGGCTTCTCGCAGCAGGTCGTCCCGACGAAGTTCGAGATCAAGGGCGACCCGGCGACGGTGCAGACGGTGACGGTCACGGCTGACTCGACCGGCGCGATCACCTCGGTCTAGGCGTGACAGCGTTTCCTGGATACGGAGCGCAGGTCAACGCGAGCGGGACGAAGGTCAACTCGCCGGGGATCACCCTGTCCAACATCGACGGTGGTGCGTGGAAGAAGTACCAGTCCTCGACGTTGAACAGGCAGACGTGGGATCCGTTCGCGGCGGTCACCGTCTACGTCGACGGCGTCTCCCAGAACCCGAGCACCTACGTGCTGAACCGCCTCTTCGGCAGCGTCACGTTCAACGCGGCGCTGACGTCGGGGAACGTGGTGACGGCCGACATCTACAAGCTGCCGATGACAGCAGTCGCCGCCGCGACGGCCGTCGACTTCTCGGTGACGCGGTCTGTGGCCGACGCGACGACGTTCGCCTCGGCGGGGTGGACGGAACGCCAAGCGGTACTCCTCGACTCGAGCGGCTCGATCAGCCGGTTCACGCAGATGGACGGCCTCTTCCAGACCGCCGTCCAGGCGGGGTCGCTCCTGTTGGTGAGCTACTTCTCGAAGGCGTCGAACGCGCAGCCGGACTGGCGCGCGTGGGCGTTGTTCAACAAGCACGAACTGAAGGGTGACCCGGCCAGCCTCCAGACAGCAGTCGCAAGCTGGGTCGGCACCACAGACGCAGACGAAAGGCAGGTAGCTACAGGCCCATGAGCAATCTCCGAGACACGATCCTCAACGCGCAGGACGAGCAGTCCGAGCTCGTCGAAGTGCCCGAGTGGGGCGTCACGGTGAAGGTCGTCGGGATGACCGGCACCGACCGCAGCCGGTTCATGGCGGCGTGCATCGACGCGAAGGGCAACCCGACGTTCGACCGGATCTACCCCGAAGTCATCATCGCCTGCACCCGCGACCCGGAGACGGACGCGAAAGTGTTCGAGGCGACGGACAGGGACATGCTCGACAGCAAGAGCGCGAAGGCGACGGAGCGGATCGCGAAGGTCGCGCTGCAGCTGTCTGGGATCGACGAGTCGGAGACTGACGCAAAAAACGCCTGACGGCTGGGGAACGCGTCCTCTACCACCGCATCGCCACCGAGGTGGGTGGGATGACGGTGGAGGAGCTCCTCGGCCGGATGTCGAGCCGCGAGATCAGCGACTGGGCGGTGTTCTTCCTCCTCCAGCATGAGGAGATGGAACAGAACCGCCGCGAGTCTGAGCGTGGCTCTCAGGCACCTGTCGAGGGGAAGCGTGAGGCGGTGATGGGCCAAGCCGCTCAAGACGCGATCACCAGGGCCCGTGAGGAGCAAGGACTAGACCCGTGACCGCCGCAGAGCTCGTAGTCAAGATCAGCGCCGACATCCGCGGCCTCGAGGCCGGGTTGATAAAGGCTGCCGCCGAGCTCAAAGCGTTCAAGCAGGAGGCGGAGGGCGGCGCGGGCGCTGTGGGCAACCTCGGCCAGGAGGCCGACAAGGCTGCCACTGAGATCGACAAGGCCGGCGCGGCGACTGACCGGACGACGAACAGGACGTCGCTGCTCGGCAGGGCTGTCGGCTTCCTGACCCGCAACTGGCAGTACGCGGTGCCGGCGATGCTCCTCGCTGGGGGTGGCCTGCTCGCGTTGACGGGCCAGTTCGGCCTCCTCGGCTTCATGGTGCCCGCGCTGACCGCTGCGCTGTCGACGTTCCTGCTCCCGTTGACGAGCCTCGCCGCCATCGTGATCGGGTTCGTCGCGCCCTTCTCGGTCGTCGTCGGGTTGATGGGCCTGCTCGCCGCCGCGTTCGGCATGAGCGGCGCAGCCGCGCTCAAAGCAGGCTCGCCGTTCAGCTACCTGCGAAGCCAGGTGTCGATCCTGCAGGGCGAGTTCGCGCACCTCCTCCGCACCCTCGCCGGCGACTTCATGCCCGTCTTCCTGACGCTCGTCAAGGCGGCGCAGCAGGCGCTGATGTACTTCATGCAGTTGTCGCACATGAACCTCGGCGCGGCGTTCCACAGCCTCGACACGACCGGCATCCAGAAGTTGAACCACGCCATCTACGGCATCGGTCACCTCCTCGCCCGCCCGTTCCGCATGGCTGTCCAACTCGCGTTCGGCAACAACAACATGGAGCACGCGATGGCGGGGTGGGCGAACAGTCTGCAGCACTACCTGTTCGGCGGGTCGCCGGCCGGAGCGGGCCGCGAGGGGCACCTCCCCGTCGGCAGTCGCCTCGGCCCGCGGATCGCTCCGCAGGGCGCGCTCGAGCCGATAGTCGACTGGTTCAACAAGCAGGACTTCACCGCGACCGGCGCACGGTGGGGTAACGAGCTCGCGAAGGGCATCATGTACTCGCTCGGGTCTGTCCTGAAGAGCGCGTTGCACTCGTCGACGGCGCTCGGCGCGGGCGCGGGCGGCATCATCGGCGCGATCCTCGGCACCGCCGTCAACCCGGGCGCGGGTACGCTGATCGGCGGCGCGCTCGGCGCTGGCATCGGCGCTGTCCTCGGCCACCTGTGGACGCCGCTGAAGCAGAAGGCTCGAGCCGCGTGGGACGACATCCGCAGCTTCAGCCTGCAGATCATCGGCGAGGTGGGGCGTGCGATCATCGCGTTCCTCGGCCCGTCGTGTTGGCACCAGATCGAGGCGACCGCGAAGACGACGTGGGGAGCCGTCAAGTCTATCGGCCGGGACGCGTTCAGCGTGGTGCGGACGACGGCGATGCTCGTCTGGGCCGTCCTCCGCCTGATCTGG